TGACAGTCTCTGTTGTTAATAGCGCTACAGGTGCTATTAAGATATCTCTTAGTCCTGCACAAACAGGCGCTTTAGATGCTGCTATAGAATACATATACGACGTAGATATGACTTCTGGTGGCGGTACTGTAACTCGCTTAATGGAAGGAAGAGCAACAATTAGTCCAGGACTATAACTATGAGTGTCATAGTTACTGTAACCGAGACTACAGGCAACGAAATAACTGTAACTACCGATCAAGTAGTTATAACAACCAATTCGGTAGCAGTGGGAGACGCAGGGGATATTTCTTTTTCCCCTGTAGGTTCTATTACTGCTACGAATATTCAAGATGCTCTGCATCAAATCGCGGACCAACAGTTCGTACAAGCCGCAGCACCTGCATCTGACGATGAGAATCTTCAGGAAGGTGATCTGTGGTATAACACAGCTGATAATAAGCTAATGGTATATCGGAACACTACGTGGGAAGAAATAACTATAGCAGCTCAACTATCGGAAAGTTCAGGTACTGCAGAGTATTCTGATGTTACTCTTAATGGAGGGTATTTTTAAATGGCAAACGTAATTAAAATTAAACGCAGTACTACCAGCGCAACACCGGGTAGTCTAGCTGAGGGCGAATTAGCCTATTCGGAAAATTCCAATAATTTATTTATTGGTACAAGTGGTTCTAATGTGACTGTAATTGGTGGTTCTGAAGGAATCGCAGATGCAGTTGGGGCAATGGTAACTGGCAATACTGAAACAGGTATTGCGGTAACTTACCAAGATGCTGACAATACTTTAGATTTCGCACTTACTGCTGATCCAACGATCACTTTAGGCGGAGACTTATCAGGTTCAGCAACATTAACAAACTTAACAGATGCTACACTTACAGCTACTATTGGTACTGATGCAGTACAGAAAGCTATGGTTAACACTGATGTTATCACAGGACAAACAGCTTTAGCTGCAAACCCTGATGGCGACAACGACTATGTACTAATTTATGATAACTCTGCATCTTCTTACAAGAAGATTGCAGCTAAGTACTTAGGTTCAAATTCACTAGCTGAATTAGACAACGTTAATACTGACACAGCAACTTCTGGAAATATGATGGTTGCTGACGGAGTAGACTGGGAGTCAATAGCAATGTCTGGCGACATTACAATGACTTCTGCGGGAGTTACTTCTATTGGATCTGATAAAGTTCAAGCCGCTGAATTAGGTGTTACTGCTGGTGCAGCAACCGCTTCTAGAGCACTTGTAGTTGATTCTAATAAAGATATTAACTTAGGTACTGGTGATGTAACTGCTACTAACTTTACAGGTTCTATTCAGACCGCTTCACAGGGCAATATTACTACAGTAGGTACTTTAACGGGTCTTACAGTTAGTGGTGATGCTACTATTGCAGACGGTACTAACGACTTCGATATTGCTTCTCACGATGGCAGTAACGGTCTTAAATTGGGTGGGGTACTTGTTACTGCTGACTCAGGTGAGATTAATGTATTGGACGGCGCAACAGCAGGTACTGCAGTAGCTTCTAAGGCTTTAGTTGTAGACGCTAACAAAGACATTAACTTAGGCTCAGGCGATATTACAGCTACAAACGTAACTGGTACATTGCAAACAGCAGCTCAAACAAACGTTACTACAGTAGGTACATTAGATGGTTTAGCAGTTTCTGCTTCACAAACAGTTACAATGGGTGCAAACAGAGTTACAAATGTTGCAGATCCTTCACAGGCTCAAGATGCAGCTACTAAAGCATATGTAGATGCAGTTAAAACTGGATTAGATGTTAAAGACTCAGTTCGTGTAGCTACTACAGCTTCTGGTACTCTGGCTTCAGCTTTCGATAATGCAAGCACTGTTGATGGTGTTACTTTAGCTACTGGTGATCGTATTTTCCTTAAGAATCAGTCAACTGCTTCTGAAAATGGTATTTATACTGTAAATGCTTCAGGAGCTCCTACAAGAGCTACAGACTTCGATGCAAGTTCTGAAGTAAGCGGTGGAACATTTACTTTCGTTGAAGAAGGTACTACAAATGCTGACTCTGGTTGGGTAGTTACAAATAATGGGGACGTTACAGTTGGTACAACTGGTCTAACATTCGCTCAGTTCTCAGGTGCTGGACAACTTACTGCTGGTACTGGTATGACCAAAACAGGTAACACTCTTGATGTTGTTGCTGGAAATGGTATTACAGCTAATGCTAACTCAATACAGATCAATACTACATGGGCTGGACAATCTGCGATTACCACTTTAGGTACTATTGCTTCTGGTACATGGCAGGGTGACACGGTAGGAGTAGATTATGGAGGAACAGGTATTTCTAGCTTTAGTTCTGGTGATATCATGTATGCTACAGGATCTACTACTATCTCTAAGCTTAGTAAAGGTACTGGCGGTCAATTTATGAAGATGAATTCTGGTGCAACAGCTCCTGAGTGGTCTAACGAGTTAGACGGAGGGACGTTCTAAATTTACTTCTTGACAAAACATAGTAACCTAGGTATAATATATGCTTAGGTCACCAATAATTTTTCAAAAAAAGTAATTTAGAGGATGCCATATGTCAACTTTACAAGTAAATAACTTAGATTCGTATACCGGAACTAAGATTGACGTGGACAGTACTTCTGACTTTAATATTGAGTCCACCACTGCTTCTAGTAGTGGTACCACAGGGGCTCTTAGAGTCGCTGGAGGTATATCCACACAAAACAATTTAAACGTTAGTGGTAACGCTGTTGTAACTGGCACATTAGAAGCTTCTTTGAACTCTAGTGTGTTAGATGGCGGTACTTTCTAAGTAAGAGTATAGGGCACAAGTTGCCCTATTCTTATAGGAAAAAGTATGAATCATATCATAAAACCAAAACGTACCTCGAGTGCGGGGGTGGTTCCTACTACTTCTAACTTAGAAGAGGGTGAGATTGCAATCAACCTAGTAGACAAAAAACTATTTGTTAGAGACACCTCTAACAATATTTTGGAGTTAACGACAAGAACGCTTGGGTCTCTAGATGATATATATCTATCTGGAGAAACAGACGCTCAACCCTTACACTACAATAGTAGTAGTAATAGGTGGGAGAACTATAACAGAGACTTAGGTCCTTGGAGCACCAGTTCTGGAAACACTTATTACAATGTAGGGTCGGCATATACTGCTGTAGGTAAAAGCACTCACTCTGGTACTTATACATTAGAAGTAGAAGGAGGCTTTAATGCTAGCGGGCAGATAACTCTTGCCTCAGGCAAGAAAGTGGGGCCAGGTTGGTTCAATGAATCAGCCTCCTTAGTAACTGAAAGCTATGATATCCCTTGTACATATAATGCGGAGGCTAGTACGGACACTGCAATTGCAGTGGATGTAGTAGTTAAAGTGTGTACAGGATCGGTATTCAAAGTATCTGACTTAGCCACTTCAGACTAACAACCGGCCTTATATAGGCCGATTTATAACCCAGCTATATAGCAAATTTAATTAAGGGGAGCCAAATGGCCATAAACTTTAAACCGAAAAGAACCACCACCGTAGGGAACGTACCTAGTACGGCCAACCTAGCTGCTGGTGAAATCGCTATTAACTTAGCCGATAAAAAACTATTCGTTCGAGATACCTCTAATAATATATTGGAGTTAACCACTCGAAGCGTCAATTCCTTAGATGATGTTAATATCAGTGGTTTATCAAACAATCAGGTACTTCAGTACAGTGCCTCGACCAGTAAGTGGGAGAATACCACTCTTACTAACATCTGGTCTGACTCTGGTACTTATATTTATAACACCTCAACCGTTGGAATCGGTACAGCAACTCCAAATACGGACTATAAATTAGACGTAAATGGTACTGTTAACTGTACTACTCTATACGTGGGTGGAGTTCAAGTAGACGGAGGAAGCCCTCCCTTTCTACTTACTAAACCTGTAATCACTACAAACTACACCGTTGCTGCCAACTTTAACGCCTCTACCACAGGGGTTGTTGATGTTGCAACAGGAATAACATTGGAAGTTGGCGATAACGCTAACTTGACAATATCATCATAAAG